GCACCCCGGTCCCCGGCCGGGGGCGGCCCAACCCGCCCCCGGCCACCGGTCCCAGTTCCCCACCCTCCAGGAAGGGGCCCGTCGTGGCCAGAGTCCTCCGCGCCCGTACCAGCTTCGTCGCCGTCGTCGGCTCAACCAAGCGCCTCGTCGGCGAAGGCCAGCTCATCTCCGCCGCCGACCCCGTCGTGCGGGGCCGCGAGAAGCTCTTCGAGACCCCCGAAGCCCACGCTGCTCGCCTCGCCGACGCCGCCAAGAACACCCGCGCCCGCCGGGCCGCCCCCGCCGCCCCGCCTGAGGCGTAACCGATGGCGAGCGTCACGATTCGCAACACGGTCACAACGCCCGGCGGTCGGCTCGTGTCCGGCGCCAAGGTCCGGATCGAACTGATCGCCTCGACGTCGTCGACGCCGGCGCCGGGTTGGATCGCGTCATCGGACGTGTCGGTCATCTCCTACCAGGACGTCGTGACCGACAGCGTCGGCGCCTGGACCGCCTCGGTCGAGCCGAACGCGAACGTGACCCCGCCGGGCACCGTCTACCGGATCACCGAGGTCGCCCGCGGTGCCACCCCCTGCTCCTACGCCGTCATCGCCACCGCCTCCCCGTCCACGCAGTGGGTCGGGGACATCCTCTCCGCCGTCCCCGCGTCCCTGCCGGTGGCCACCACGGCCGCCGCCGTGTCGCTCACGCCCACCGGGACGGTCATCGCTACGACCGTCCAGGCCGGCATCGCCGAACTGGACGGGGACATCACCGCCGAGGCGGCCACGCGGGCGGCGACCGACAACGCGATCGTCTTGGCCGTCGTCGCTTCCGACGCGCTGCTGATCCCCCTGACCCAGAAGGCCGCGGCGAACGGTGTCGCGACCCTCGACGGGACGACGCGCCTCCCCATCGCCCAGCTCCCCACCGGCGCGGCCACCGACGCCGAAGTCGCCGCGGCGATTGCTGCGTCCGAGGCACTGGCTATTGGCACATACATATCGGCCACCATCGTCGCCGGGGCGGGCATCGACAGCACCGGGGCCGTCGATTCGACCACTGCCATCCATGCCCTGCGCGACGCCGCTGGTGTCGGCGGCACGCTCTACTTCCCGCCCGGCACCTATAAGGTCACCGGCCTCAGCGCCAGCGTCGCGTCGCAGCGATGGATCTTCGCCCAGGGCGCCACCGTCACCATGGTGGCGGCGACCTCGTCGAACGTCCTGTCCGTCTCAGCCCCCGGCGTGATCATCGAAGGCGGCACGTTCAACGGGACGGGCGCCACCGGCAAGGGGATCAGCGTCGGAGCGATGGCCGACTGTCAGGTGTTGCGGACCACGATCCTCGGGACCAGCTCGTACGGGATCTACGCCAGGGACGCCGCCCGGGTCCTCATCGATGGGAACAGCGTCACCGACTCGGCCGACATCGGCATCTTCGTCGAAGCGATCGTCGCCAGCACCGTCGACCCGACCATCATCCGCAACCGGGTCGACCGGTCCTCGCTCGGCACCGGCCTATTCGAAGGCGCCATCAAGGTCCACGGCACTGGCACGTTCCTGGTGAGCCGGGCGAAGATCCACGACAACCGGGTCTTCATGCCGACCTCGCCGGTGTCGATCAACTGCATCTGCATCGAGACGTGGAACGGCTGTCCCTACGCCTCGGTCCGCGGCAACCACACCACTGGCGGGGCGATGGGTGTCTCCGTCGACCGCTCCGACTACGCCTCCGTCGTCGGCAACGTCATCTTCGGGCCGAACTCCTGCGGGGTCGAAGTGCCCCAGTCGATCGGCGTGGCTGTCTCGGCCAACACCATCGACGGGAACGACCTCTGTCCCCGTGGTGTCTGGATCGACGGGAACAGCCCCTACTCCACCGGCACGACGGTCTCCGCCAACGCCATCCGCCGCTGCACCGCCCATGGCGTCCATCAGGTCAACGGCAACGACCTGGTCGTCTCGGGTAACACCATCAAGCACGACACGGCCGGCGCCCTCAACGGCGTCTACGTCCAGGGCGTGACCGGCTTCGCCGTGACCGGCAACATGATCGACTGTGGCGGGGTCGGTTCCCGCTGCGTCGTCATCGACACCAGCACCGACGGGCCCATCTCGGGGAACCACTTCCGCCAGCCCCTCAACCCGCCCGTCCATCTGGTCGTCACCACGGCGTTCACCATCGACCATGTCTCGGTGGTCGGCAACGCCTCGACAGGGCTGGCCGGCGGCGCCGTGGTCTCCACGGCCGCGTCGGGTGGCGGGGCGATCTCCACGAACTTCAACCAGTGGCTCAACGGCGACGGCCAGAACCGCCTCAACAACACCAACGTCCGGCTCCACTCCAGCACGGGTAGCCCCGAAGGCGTGTTCTCCGCCGACCCGGGTTCGCTCTACCAGCGGTCCGACGGGGCTGCCGGCACCGCCCTCTACGTGAAGGGGACCGGCACCGGCACCACCGGTTGGGTGCCGATGGAACCTGCCGACGAGGATCAGGTCACCCTCGGCGAAAGCACGATGCACCGCCGTGTCGTCTCCAGCTCCGGGGTGACCAGGGGCTCGGGCACGATGCGCCTCGCCTACTTCACCGCCCGCAAGACCGAGCCGATCACGCAGATCCGCCTGTTCAGCGGCGGGACGTTGGCGGGGGCAACCCCGACCTTGGTGCGGGCCGCCGTCTACTCGGTGGCCGCCAATGGGGACCTCACCGAACTCGCCAACGTCGCCAGTGACACGTCGCTGTTTGCAGCAGCGAACACGGCGTACACGAAGTCGCTCTCTGCCACGGCCAACAAAGTGGCCGGGCAGCGGTACGCCATCGGCGAACTGGTCGTCACCGGCGCCGCCGTACCCAACGGGATCGGCCAGGCGACCCTCAACTCCGTTGAGGCCACCACCACCGCACCCCGGCTCAGCGGCGCCGTCACCGGCCTCACCGACCTGCCTGCGTCGCCCATAGCGAACGCCAGCGTCGGGGCCAGCGGCAACATCCTCTACTCGGTGCTGCTGCCGTGACCCTGCCCCGCAACATCACACCAGATATGGGTGCACCGGACGGGCCCGTCGACGACCTCGACGAGGCCATCGAAACCGCCCGTGTCGAGGTCGTCCTCGAGGTGCGCCCGGCACGGTGCCGCTGCATCCGCGGGAGCCACCCCCGACCAAGGACGGAGTACCGCTGATGGCCGCCGCCCAGAGAGTGCTGGTCGATACGCCGGCGACGCTCACCGCCGTCTTCTACGTGGGCGAGACCCCGACCGACCCGGGCGGCGCGACCGCCACGGTCACGATCACCCGCCCGGACAGCACCGTGCTCGTCACCGCCGGGGTCGCGACCCGGACGGGGGCGGGCACGTTCACCTACCCCCTCGGGGCGCAGGCGGCCATGACCCGCCTCAAGGCGGTGTGGACCGGCACCGACCTCCGCAAGGTCACGACCTGGGTCGACGTCGCCGGCGGTGTCTACGCCGAACTCGCCGAGATCCGGGCGCTGCAGGGCCTCGAGGACACCGTCGCCTACCCGACCGCCGCGCTGGAATCGGCCCGGGCCAAGGCGGAGACCCTCTTCGAGGACGAGACCGGCATGGCCTGGGTGCCCCGCTACGGCCGCACCGCGGCGGTCGGGGACGGCACCTGCGTGCTCCTCCTCGAGCACTACACCCCCCGGGTCCTGACCTCCGTCACCATCGACGGGACCGCCGTCGCGGACCTGACCGCCTTCGACCTCGAGGCCTACGGCGGGCTGACCTGGACGGGCACCTTCACCTCCGAGGCGCGGGTCGTCGTCGAGTACTCCCACGGCCAGGACGCCCCACCCGAGGATCTCCGCCACGCCGCGCTCCGCTACGTCCGCCACCTGGTCCTCGGCGCCGAGAGCGTCGTCGACGAGCGGGCCCTGTCGATCACCAACCAGGCCGGCCAGACCATCCAGCTGGCGACGGCCAGCCAGCGCCGCCCGACCGGCCTGCCCGACGTCGACGCCATCCTCAACCGCCACGACCACCGCAGCCTCGGGCTGTCCTGGTGCTGACCCGCTCGACGGTCCCCACCGTGCGGGCCGCCATCGTCGCCGGCCTCCGGGCCCGCCCCGGTACGGCCGGCGCCCAGGTCACCCCGACCCTCCCGGGCAAGACCACGAAGGCCCAGTGCGTGTTTCTCGGCACCGCCCGCGGCACGGACCGCCCGCCCGTCTCCCGGGCCGGGCGGGTGAAACGGGAGGAGCGCTACTCCCTCGACGTGTGGGTGCAGGTCATCCACCCGGGCAGCGACGGCGTCGCCGCCGAGGAGCGCGCCTACGCCCTGTTCGGTGAACTCGAGGACCTCCTCGCCGAGGACGCCCGCATCGGCCTGGGCGACACGCTCGTCAAAGCCACCATCGGCGAATGGGAGCAGGACCTCGGCCCCGCCGAAGGGTCCACCGGGGCGTGGTGCTGCCTGCTGCGCATCGAGGTCGACGTCGTCGCCCGCCTCAACTGACCCGGCTTCCCTTGCCGGAGTAGGAGACCTTCCTTTGAATGAGCTCGTCTCCGTCCGCTACGTCGGCTGCCACACCGCCGTCGTCTTCTCGCATGCCGGCCGCGGCTACGAGGTCGCCCACGGCGACGTCGTCGACGTCCCCGCCGACCTCGCCGCCTCCCTCCTCGACGGCCGCTCCGACTTCGAGGACGCCGCCGGGCCCGTCTCCCTGGTGAAGACCGACCCCGAGTAGCACCCCCGGTAGTACCCGGCCGCCCGCGGCCCCGCACACCCCACCTCAGGCCCCGGTTCCGCCGGGGCCTTCCCGCGCCGCTGCGCAGCAAGGACCGCCCTGATGGTCGCACCCACCGGATTCTCCGCCCAGCTCGGGCTCGCCGAAGAGGTGACCTGGGGCACGATCGTCGCCCCGGCCCGCCACCTGGAGTTCCTCGGCGAATCGTTGAAGAACGAGATCGCCCGCGCCGAGAGCAAGGGCCTGCGCGCCGGCCGGCGCATCCTGCTGTCCTCCCAGTGGGCCCCCGGGAAGAGCCGCATCGCCGGTGGCGTCGACCTCGAGATGCTGACCACCAGCCAGGCGCTGCTGTGGAAGCACATGCTCGGCGCCATCTCCACCACCGGCGCCGGTCCCTACGTCCACACCGCCATCCCGGGCGACCTCACCGGCAAGGGCCTCACCATCCAGATCGGCCGGCCCGACTCGACCGGCACCGTCCGGCCCTTCACCTACTCGGGCTGCAAGGTGCGCGGCTGGGAACTCTCCGCCGAAGCCGGCGAGATCGCCACCCTCAGCCTCGACATCGTCGGCGCCGCCGAGACCACCGCCACCGCCCTCAGCACCGCCACCTACGCCGCCACCATGGCCCCCCTCGTGATGATCAGCGGCACGCTGACCATCGCCGGCGCCCAGCTCGACGTGATGTCGTTGACCGCCTCCGGCGACAACGGCCTCAAGGACGACCGCTGGCGCGTCCGGGGCAGCGGCGTCATCAAGGAGCCGCTCGAGAACCGCCAGCGGGCCTACACCGGCCAGGTCCTCGCCGACTTCGAGGACCTCACCCAGTACAACCGGTTCACCGCCGGGACCGAAGCGGCCCTCGTCATCACCCTGTCCAACGGCGGGACGAGCCAGGTCGTCATCACCCAGAACGTCCGCTTCGACGGCGACACCCCCAACGTCTCCGGCGCCGAGATGCTCGAACTCCCCCTCTCCTACAAGGCCGTCGCCTCCGGCGCAGCGGACTCGTCCGGGATCTCCGTCGTCATCACCAACCCCGACAGCGCCCCGTAATGGCCGACCCGGTCAGGATCCGGGTCGACGTCGAGAACCTGTCCCGGGTCACCCGGGCCCTCAAGAAGGCCGGCCACGTCGACGTCCCCGTCGCCGTCAAGGCCGCCAACCTCGACGCCGCCGTCCTCGTCCGCGACGACGCCCTGCCCCACGTCCCCGTCGCCACCGGAGCGTTGAAGAATTCGCTGCGGGCCCTCGCCGGCGTGAGGGACGCCCGGGTCGCCGCCGGGTCGGCCAGCCGGGTCCGTTACGCCGCCGCCATCCACTGGGGCGTCGGCGCCCGCACCGGCCAGCGCGGCCCCCACAACATCACCGGCCGGCCGTACATCCACGACGCCGCCGCACGCATGCGGGACCGCGTCGAGGACCAGTACCGCTCCGCCATCGAAACCATCCTGAAGGAGTTCCGTTGAACCTCGACAAGACCGCGCCGTTGAAGATCGACATCGACATCGACACGCTGACCCTCGGCGACTGGGCCGACATCGAGGACGCCGGCGGCGACTTCAAGAAACTCGAATCGGCCCGCACCCTGGTCGCCCTCCTGTGGGTCACGATGCGCAAAGCCGACCCCAAGTTCACCCTCGAGGCGGCCCGGGCCATGCCCCTCGCCGGACTCTCCGGCCTCGAAGTCAACGTCAAGGGCGGCGCCGCCGACCCAAAAGAGCCCGCCGCCTGAGATACCTGGCCGGCTTCTGCCGCTTCTACGGCACGACGCCCGGCCAGGTCCGGGACATGACCATGCCCGAATACCGGGCGTTCCGCCAGCTCTTCGAGGAGCACCTGAGGGAGCTGAAGAAGCGTGTCTAACAACGGCAGCATCGTCGTCCGGATCCTGGGCGACGCCGCCGGCCTCTCCCAGAGCCTCGGCCACGCCGAGAGCTCCCTCGGCTCCCTCGGCGGCAGCGTCAAGAAACTCGCCGCGGTCGCCGCCGGCGCGTTCGCCGGCATGCAGGTCGGCGCGTTCCTCAAAGACGCCGTCGGCGGCGCCAGCGACCTCAACGAGTCCCTCTCCAAGGTCACCGCCGTCTTCGGCGAGTCCGCCGGGGAGATCGACAAGTGGGCCAAGAGCGCGGCCGAGAAGCTCGGCCTGTCCCGCGGCGCTGCCCTCGACGCCGCCGGCGGATTCGGGAACCTCTTCGACCAGCTCGGCTTCACCTCCAATCAGGCGACCTCGATGTCCACCGGCATCGTCAACCTCGCCGCCGACTTCGCCAGCTTCCACAACGCCGACATCAGCGACGTCATCGAAGCGCAGTCGGCCGCCTTCCGCGGCGAGTACGACTCCCTGCAGAGGTTCCTCCCGCTGATCAACGCCGCCGCCGTCGAACAGCGCGCCCTCGAACTCACCCACAAGAAGACCACCAAGGAACTCACCGCCCAGGACAAGGCCCTCGCCGTCCAGAAGCTCATGCTCGAAGGCGCCGGCGTCGCCGCCGGCGACTTCGCCAAGACCTCCGACGGGCTCGCCAACAAGCAGCGGATCCTCGCGGCGCGCTTCGAGAACATCAAGACGTCCATCGGCTCCGCGTTGCTGCCGATGGTCCTCAAACTCACCGACGTCTTCGCCAACGCGCTCCAGCCGGTGATGGAGAAGGCGGGCAAGATCTTCGACACCATCAAGCTCGGAGTGAGGGCGTTCGGGGAGGCCCTCAAGTACGGGGACGTGACCAGCGACGGGTTCGTCGGTCAGATGGAAACCATCGGCGACGCGATCCACAAGCTGATCCCGACCTTCCAGCGGATCGCCGAGACCGGGCGGAAGGCGTTCGCCTGGGTCAAGGAGTTCATCGACTCGAACCCGACTCCCGTCTTCGCCGGGCTCGGCGCCATCGTCCTCGCCGCCGTCGTCCCCCCGTTCGTGATGTGGGCCGCCGCCACCCTCGCCACCATCCTCCCCGTCATCGCCGTCACCGCCGCCATCGGCGGCCTCGTCGGCGGGATCGTCTACGCCTACCAGCACTTCGAAGGTTTCCGGAAGGCCATCGAGACGATCGCCACCACCCTCACCGGGATCGCCGGCCCGGCCTTCGAGGCACTGAAGGCCGTCATCTCGAAGTTCGTCGAGATCGTCCTCGACCTGTGGGGCCGCTTCGGCGGCCAGCTCCTCGGCCACCTCGAGACCGCCGTCAACGCTCTCCTCCAGATCTTCGAGGGCGTCTTCGAGGTCATCAAGGGGGTGTTCCAGCTGTTCGCCGCGGTCTTCACGGGCGACTGGAAGGGCGTGTGGGAAGCGCTGAAGACCATCTTCGCCGGGATCTGGGACATCTTCGTCGGCTACTTCAAGTGGGCCGTCAACATCATCTCCACGATCATCGGCGCGGCCATGGCCGGGATCAGCGCCGCCTGGTCCGCCATCTGGAACGGGCTGAAGACCGTCTTCGCCGACATCTGGGCAGGGATCAGGACCGGCATCACCAGCGCCTGGGACGGGATCGTCAGCTTCTTCACCGACACCGCCCCGGGCGCCATCGCCGACGCGGCCAAGGCCACCTTCGACGGGCTCAAGGACGCCGCCAGAGAAGCGGTCGACTGGGTCATGCGGAAACTCGGGGAGATCATCGAGAAGGTCAAGGAGATCCCCGGCAAGATCGTCGGCGCCATCCCCGGCGCCGGCGTGGCCAAGGGTGTCTTCAAAGCGATCACCCCCTTCGCCGACGGCGGCATCGTCCGGGCCCGGTCCGGCGGCACCCTCGGCCTGATCGGCGAAGCCGGCCGCGACGAAGCCGTCATCCCCCTCCCCCGAGGCAGCGCCAGCCTGACCGGCGGCGGCGGCGGTACCACCATCAACGTGTACGGCGCCCTCGACCCGGCCGCCGTGGCCCGCCAGATCCAGACGATCCTCCTCGCCGAGCAGCGCCGCTCCGGGCCCCTCGGGTTCGCCTGAGATGGCGCTGCCCACGATCACCGCCGAAGCGGCCCTCACCACCGACCCGGGCGCCGCCCCGGCCTGGACCGACCTCTCCGACTACCTCGAGGACTTCATCGTCCACCGGGGCCGGGACCAGGAACTGTCCCGCTTCGGCGCCGGGACCGCGACCCTGGTCCTCGCCAACGAGGACCGCCGCTTCGACCCCACCCACGCGGCCGGGCCCTACTACGGCAACGTCCTCCCCATGCGCCGGATCCGGATCCGGGCCACGTTCGCCGCCGTCACCTACGACATCTTCAACGGCTACGCCGACGGGTGGGGACAGTCCTACGCCCCCCCGGCCGTGGCGACCTGCACCCTCACCGCCACCGACGCCTTCAAGGTCCTCGCCGGGATCGACCTGGCCGTGGCGTCCTACCCCGCGGGGCAGTCCAGCGGGGACCGCATCCACGACATCCTCGACGCAGCCGGATGGCCCGCCGCCGACCGCGACATCGACACCGGCGCCGCCGTCCTCCAAGCCGCCGACGTCAGCGGCTCCGCCCTCGCCGCCCTCCAGAAGATCGAGGAGACCGAACAGGGCCGCCTGTACGTCACCGCCGGCGGGCTCGTCCGCTTCGTCGGCCGCGACAGCCTCCTCACCGCCCCGTACACCGTCGCCCAGGCCAACTTCGGCGACACCCCCCCGGAGCTGGAATACGCCGACCTCAAGTGGCGCTACGACGACCAGACCATCGTCAACGAAGCGAACGTGACCCGCGCCGGCGGCGCGACCCAGACCGTCAGCGACGCCGCCTCCCAGACCCGGTTCCTGCGCCGGTCCCGGACAATCGGCGGGCTCCTCCACGAGTCCGACCTGGCCTCAGCCGACCTCGCCAACTGGATCGTCTCCCACTACAGCGAACCCGTCATGCGGGCCACCGGCATGCGTCTCGAGCCGAGCGTCAGCGCCAGCCTCGGGACCAGCCACTACCCCCAGGTCCTCGGCCGGGAGCTCGGCGACCGGGTCAACGTGAAACGCCGCCCCCAAGGCGTCGGGTCCGCCATCGACCAGGACGCCCTCATCGAGGGCATCACCCACCAGGGCCACGGCACCCAGATCTGGGACACCGACTGGAACCTGTCCCCGGCCGACGCCCAGATCTACTGGGCGCTCGGCGTCGCCGGCCAGAGCGAACTCGGGACCACCACCCGCCTGTCCTACTGACCCAGAAAGGGCCCAGTGGCCTACTCAGCACCCATCACCCGGTCCACGGGCTTCCTCGTCACCGCCGCCGAATGGAACCAGGAAGTCGTCGACAACGCGATCTTCCTCGCCAACCCGCCCGCGTGTCGCGTCTACAACTCCGCCCACTTCGCAGTAGCCAACGCCACCGACGTGCCGATCACGTTCGACACCGAACGCTTCGACACGGACACGATCCACTCCACTTCGGTCAACACGAACCGCCTCACCTGCAAGACGGCCGGCCTCTACCTCATCGGCGGCAGCGTCCAATGGGCGTTGGCCAACGGCGGGAACCGCGAAATTGCCCTCCGCGTCAACGGGACCACCGAAATCGACCGGGACCTCGGCCAGATCGACGCCGCCCCGGCCGTCGCCCTGGCCCAGAACCTGGCCACCATCTACAAACTGGCGGTCAACGACTACGTCGAACTCATCGCCTGGCAGAACAGCAGCGTCTCGATCAACGCAGTCCTCGCTGCGAACTCCTCACCCGAATTCTGGATGACATGGATCGGCCTCGGGTGACCCCCACCGCCCGCCAGCTGATCCTCCGGGCTATCCGCGAGCTCGACTACACCGAGAATCCGGCCCGCTCGAACAGGACGAAATTCGCCGCTGCCGCCGGACACGCCAACGGCCAGCCCTGGTGCGCCACCTTCATCGTCGCCATGGCCCGCGCCGTAGCGCTCCGCCTCCCATCCGAATCGGCCTACACCCCGACCATGGCCCTCCGGTTCCAGCGCGACGGGACCTGGGGGGCCGAGGCACGCCCGGGTGACATCGCCTTCTTCGACTTCCCAGACAAGACCCTGCGCATCCAACACGTCGGGATCGTCATCGCCAGCGGCCGCGACACCGTCACCTGCATCGAGGGGAACACCTCGCCCGGCACCGCCGGCAGCCAGGACAACGGCGGCGGCGTCTACCGCCGCACCCGCCCCCGCTCCCACGTGGTCGGCTACGGCCGACCCGCCTACACC